AGAAGTTAAGAAGTATATTGACTCCGTTTATTTAGATGCTGGGTATAGAAACAGATTCAAACTAGCAGAAGTCATGGACACGTTAATTGACAGAAAGCTAGAGGAAGCGGAAGAGACAGAAATGTACTCTAATAAAGACCTTGCAGATCTACTGCAACTAGCGCATAAGATGCGCATGGATGAAATAAAAGCACAGACAGAGCTGGAGAAAGCTAATGGCTCTACTGTTAAAACACAAAACAACGTCATGATAAATTCCGAAGTACCATTCGGACAAGGTAATTATGGGGCATTAATGGACAAACTTCTGAAAAGTGAGTAAGTATGAGAAAGACATGGAAGCAGTTTAATAAACTGATGAAGAGAGGAAAGATTAACAAAGTTGTGAAAGCAGCGGGATTTAGGAGGAATAAGAACAATGGAAGCGATACTAACTTACCCTCCGACAGCGGTATATAACGTACCTTATAAGACTACCGAGATTTTAGCCGGTAGGCACTATGGGGAAAGGCAGTACATTGATAGATTCTATAACGTAACTATTTACGATAGAAACGGTGTACTGCAAAAAATAACTAATCAGTACTCGGTTAATTATTTCGTATGATGAAAGAACTAATACTCGTGGCGTCCTTCTTGATGACGCCCGAAGCCATGCACCTTGGTCCTGATGTGACCTGCATGGCAATGAATATTTATATGGAAGCAGGGAACCAATCAGTAGCCGGTAAAATGGCAGTTGGTCATGTAACTTTGAATAGGTCTGCGATGGAACAATACCCGCACTCTATTTGTGGGGTAGTAACGCAAGGCCCTACGTATCAAACAAAGTCAGGAATGACATTTCCAGTAAAGTGGAGGTGTCAATTTAGTTGGTTTTGTGATGGTAAGCCGGATAAACCAGTTGATAGTGTGACTTGGAACGAGTCAATAGGCATAGCTAAACGTCTTCTATATAAAGATATGTACGATTTTACGGAAGGAGCTTCCCACTATCATAATGACCAAGTAAGTCCCGAGTGGAGTAGACACTTACATAAAATCGTTGTCATAGACAACCACACTTTTTACAGGTAAGGAGAATATTCGGAGAGAAAATTGGTTTTTGAATCCATTGCCGCAATTACTGCTGGATTAAGTGCTATCAATTCCTTGATGAGTCAAGCGAAGGAAGCCAAAGGTAATGTTCAAGGTCTAATGGGAGGACTTACTAGCTTCCAAGACGGTCTCCAAAGATACGAAATCGAGAAAAGAGCCAGTTTAGTTGCTCCTTTAACACCTGCCGAAGCCATGAAGGTGGCTATGGCTAAACAGCAGGTCGACAGATACAATAAAGAACTGCATTTAATGTGTAGTATGAGCCGAGAAGGCCAGAACTTATGGGAAAACTATCAACAAGCACTTGCAGATTCTAAAGAACGACACAAAGCACAAGTAAAAGCTATAATTATTGCGAGAAAGAGAAGACAAGAGCTAATTAAGAACGTAATAAATATAAGTCTTATAAGTTTGATAGGAGTAATTATAGCAGGAGTAGTAATTAGTCTTGCTATAGCAATGCTATCATGACAATATTAGCTTTCATGTTAGTAGTTATCGTTAATGATAACGCATTGGACAATACCGGATGGTATTTTAGAGACGTATACCGTTGTAATCAGTTTGCCCACGCAATAGAACACGGAAATGTCCATTATAGGGATAGACGACCTAGGCAGAACAATATATCAGCATATTGTGTGCCTATAAACCTACCAGGGAGCACTAAGTTTTGGGATTAAAACGTGAAAAAGTTAGTATTCTTCATGCTTTTATTAGTAAGCCCTGCGTTATTTGCGGAAGGACCAGTTATACCTGAATCACCTCCGGAGATACCTTTAGTGCCTATTGATGGGCAAGTAGATGGAGACACTAATCAAGACGGAAGTTTAAATACTGTTAATCAGAACAGTTCCGTTAATAGTAATAATAAAAGTACTAACAATTCAAGAACATATAATGGAGCCGGTAGCTCGGGAATGCCTGCTTCATCAGCAATGTCACCCTCCTATATAAGTACAGGATCGGAGACTTGCTTACAAGGAATATCGGGTGCAGCTCAAGGACAAGTATTTGGGTTTAGCACTGGAATTTATAGAGTAGATGAAGAATGCAACAGGAGAAGGGACTCCAAAGTCTTAAACGACTTAGGAATGAAAGTTGCCGCAGTAGCTAGAATGTGTCAAGATGAAGAGGTTTGGAAGTCGATGTTTATTTCCGGTACACCCTGTCCTCTCATTAGAAACAGCAAGCTAGTAGTAGGGAAAAGAGCGTACTTAATAATGAAACAAAACCCTGTTACCTATATACCCGGATATGAGGAACAGGAAGAATGGTATAATACCATCTTGGGAATAGGAGAGACAAGTGAAGAAGATATTGCTAATGGCAGTAATGGCCTTAGTATCTCTGAACGTTTCCGTTCAAGCCGACTCAATTGATGCTTTAGTTACTGATAGTCGGAGTGTGTTAAATAGCCTAGACTACGGTATTCGAGCCACGGGTGGTTTAATGGCTCTTACAGTAAATGGTGAAGTCGCACCAAACGGAATAGTACACGGAGGTTTAATAACCCAGGCACAAGTGCAAGCTTACAATAACACTCTTGCAGTAGTTGCCGGTTCTACTTTTTACGATGCAGAACTATATTTGCTAGATCAAGGAGATATAGCAATAGATAACATGAACGACGCTGTAGACATTTTTGTAGATACAGCGACAGAAATTTCCACGATTATGGAAATAGCAGAAATGGCAGAGACAGCTCAGGACGATGGAACTCCCGAGCAAAAGCAGTTAGTAGCAGAATACGTTGAACTTAATGAACAGCAACTAACCCTTAGTCAAGAAACAGTTACAGAGTATAATGAGTCCTTAGATGATATAGAGACTTATGCCCAACAAGCAGCAGCTTATATAGGATTGGCTAACGATACAAATGCTACTGCTTTTTTCGACCAAGGAGCTGATAACGCAGATGCAAGTTTTGTAAACGAAGCTACAACTTCTTATGATAATAACAATAATATGGTTGTTGTTATGTGGTCAACTACCCAGTCAGGTTCCGGAGTCTACATAGACGGAACTGGCGGTTTAAACATAGATTTATTTACTACTGAAACAGATGTACTGACTGCGGGAGCAAACAGTTTATTTTATACTACTAGTCCTACTTATCTAGGCTACGATTGTTTCTTTAACGAAACAAATTGTGATTAAAGATGTCATTAGAAGAAACAGAGATAAATGTAGGAGGCGTGTCGTTTAAGGGCGTATATATTGCTATAGTACTAGGTTTCGTATCTACTATAGGAGGCGCCATTTGGACAGCCAGTGAGTTATATAGCAGGTTAGAAGCAGTTGAAGCTTATGAGATTCCTGATACTACTCCACTACATGAAGACATACAGTTAATAAAGCAAGAACTCGAAGACCAAGACATCAAAAGTTTACAAGGCAAATTAGCTGAACTGGGAGTAAATTTAAAAACAATCATTGAACAGCAGAAAGAATTACTTGCTATTAAAGAGCGGGTAGTACAATCAGAGAAAGATGTAGATGCTATGAAAACTACTATTGCAGAGGCAAAATTAATAGTAAGCAAAGTAGAAGGATTTGAAAGTTATTTAAAACAGTTTGAAGCTAAAGTAGATAGTGTCGGTAAAGAGATCGACGATATTTGGCTCGGAATGGATGAATTGTCGAATCCATTAAATTAGGAGTATATCGTGTCACTTAGGTTAGACAAACTACAGCTAGGAACTCTAACAGTTCTAATAGTACAATTTGCGGGAATTATATGGTGGGCATCAGGCGTACAAGCTTCAGTCGATCGACTAGAAGGGTTACACTCAGCAGTCGACCATGACCGAGTAGAATTTTATCAAAGAATGTCTGTAGTTGAGACAAAAGTCGAGGGAAACAAGAGAATCTTGGAAAGACTCGAGGAGAAAATAGATGGAATGCAATAACCCAGATTGTGTATGTACTGAAGAAGTTTGTGATGCGGAAACGTGTAAAAATAATGATTGCCAATGTTGGCAAGAGGCTAGTTAGGAGAAAGATATGGCAATAGCAAAAGGACCTGGTGGAGCGTACTGGATGGTACAAGATGATGAAGGCAATGTACAAAGTACTCATGCCACTAAAGAAGACGCAGAAGCTGCTGATGGAGGCGCTGCACCCGCACCTGAGCCTGAGCCTGAGCCTATAGTTGAAGAAGAGGACGAAGACGAAGGCGGTGAGGAGTGATTAACCTGTCGATGCGATCCGTGCGAGTGCTGGCATGACAACAAAGAATTACACATACGCTAAGCTAGCTCAGTTAGCCTATTGTAATCCAGGAGAGTCCAACGACCCTGCGTTTGACCGTGCTAAGTTCATGGAATCAGACAACGCAGAGGCGTGGATGTTCTTCACCCCCGAAGCCACTGTTATATCTTGTAGAGGTACAGAACCTTCCCAACTGAAAGATTTAACGGCTGACCTAAAGTTTTGGCGTATCGACCCCGCCGGAACTGGAGAGAAAATTCACTCAGGCTTCTGGTCTGAGGCTTTTTCTCTCTTTCCAAAGGTTATAAAGAACCTACCTGACGATGAAAAACCTATCGCAGTAACAGGACATAGTTTGGGTGGTGCAATGGCAGTTATTATGACAGGCTTTCTATTAAAGTCTGGTTATAATGTAAAAGAGCTTTATACTTACGGACAACCTAGAGTTGGCAACCGAGTCTTCTGTGAACGAATACAACGAGACTGTGGTGATTGGCAGCGTTTTGTAAATAACAATGATATAGTTCCTAGAGTTCCTTTGAAGATGGGATGGGTATTCTATGATGGAGGAAACTTAAACTATATTAATGCTTATGGTAAAATTAGAAACTTAACTTGGTGGCAAAGCTTTAAAGATTCTTGGAGAGGAAGAAAAGAAGCTTGGAAGAAGAGGCAATGGTTTGATTCTTTTGCTGATCACTCTGCTATGAATTATAGGAACTTATTAAAAGATGATTGATGATATAGACCCACAAGAGTTTTGGCTTAGTCAAGTACTGGATGATTGCCAGAATACCCTAATGGAGTTACAGCATAAGTACGGAAAAGACGAGCTGTCTCTAGAGGAGATAGACCCACAAGACTTGGGTACTATAAATATGGCTACTGGATTTACACACTTATACAGGTTAGCGCAAGCTAATAAATTAATAACTAACCCACAAGAGGAGCTATCCAGAACTAGGATGGTCATACACTAGATGCTAGAAATAAGTAGGGCTGATGTAATAGGCACCGAGTTGATGTCCTATACTGCCGAAGAAAGATTTATAAAACTTCCTGTAACTTCTTACTTGGAGTTATTAGGGATAGAAGCAATTCCTTCTCAAATAGGAATTATAAATGCTATTAATAACCCTAAGTATCGTTTTATTAGCGGTGCTCTTTCTCGACGACAAGGTAAAACTTATATAGCTAACATAATTGGACAACTTACAGTTTTAATTCCAGGAAGTAATGTACTACTTATGTCTCCGAACTATTCGCTTTCTCAAATTTCTTTTGATCTACAGAGAAATTTGATAAAGCACTTTGATTTGGAAGTAGTTAGGGATAACGCAAAAGATAGAGTCATAGAACTCTCTAATAATTCTACTATAAGAATGGGATCTATTAATCAGGTAGACTCAGTAGTTGGAAGAAGTTATGACTTAATTATTTTTGACGAAGCAGCTTTGACCGATGGACGAGAGGCTTTCAATGTCGCTTTGAGACCTACACTAGATAAACAAAACAGCAAGGCGTTGTTTATTTCTACTCCTAGAGGCAGGAATAATTGGTTTGCTGAATTCTTTTATAGAGGATTTAATGACGAGTTTCCAGAGTGGATTTCCATTAAGGCAACTTACCATGAGAACCCTCGGCTTAGTGAAGATGATATCTCAGAGGCCAAAAAGTCCATGTCCACGGCTGAATTTGCCCAGGAGTATTTAGCTGATTTTAATACTTATGAAGGGCAAGTTTGGAACTTTGATTATGAAAACTGTACTACTAATACCGATCAATTTAACCCTGACGGTATGGACGTATTTGCAGGACTTGACGTAGGGTATAAAGACCCCACAGCTTTCTGCGTCATTGCTTACGATTGGGATAGTGAAACTTATTATGTATTAGACGAGTATATTAATGCTGAAAGAACAACCGAGCAACACGCTCTTGAAATTCAAAAACTTATTGACAAATGGGATATTGACTATATCTACATCGACTCTGCTGCACAGCAGACAAGATTTGATTTCGCACAGAACTATGATATCTCAACCATCAACGCTAAGAAGTCAGTACTGGATGGTATTGCACACGTCGCAAATGTAGTAGACAATAACAAACTGCTGGTGAGCCAGAAGTGCGAGCATACTTTAGAATGCTTAGACCAGTATCAATGGGACCCCAATCCTAATTTATTAAGAGAAAAGCCTAAGCACGATAGGTTCTCTCACATGTCGGATGCGTTGAGGTACGCACTATACAGCTTTGAAGTTTCCGCAGGAACTTTTTAAAGCTACCAAGAAAAAAATAACTCTTGACTTTCGTACCCTATCTTTGGTATAATTTTTAAAAGTGAAAAACTGTAAATGGACCTAAAGCGAGACCTAGTAAAATACGTTAGAGATAAAGCAAAGGCGAAGTACCAGAAGGGTACGGATTGCTTTATTTGCGCAAGTAATGAGAACCTGGATTTTCATCACTTTTACGGATTAACAGAACTGTTAGATATTTGGTTGCGTAAAAACAGGATCATAATATCTACAGCTGAAGAGATAATGGATGTACGGGATACCTTTATAGAAGAGCACATGGTAGAGCTGTACGATGAGGCAGTAACTCTTTGTCATACTCATCACTTAAAGTTGCATTCAATTTATGGAAAAAGACCTAAGTTAGTAACAGGCCCCAAACAAAAACGGTGGGTAGAGAAGCAAAGAGATAAGTATGGCATGGTACAGTAATATATTTAAAAGGGAAGAAAAAAACAATCCCGCCCAAGAGTACATAGCTCGTGAGGAAGGATTTACTGTATCTACTAGTGAGAATTATGTAAACTATGCAAATGCGTATGAACAATTTGAAGTAGTTAATCGTGCCGTAAACATGATCGTAGATGATGTTTCAGAAATTAGAGTCGACATAGGGAGAAAATTACCGTTAGCACCAGTATATCAAAATATTAGAAAATCGAGGGTTGATTTACTTTTGAATACTGAACCTAATCCGTTTCAGGATATAAATACATTCAAAAGAAATTTAATCATAGATTTACTAATAGACGGAAATATTTTTGTCTATTTTGATGGCGCACACCTATATCAACTACCAGCTCGAAATGTTGAAATCGAGACGGATGAAACTACTTACATAAAATCTTTTATCTACGATGGAAGATTAGAGTATAGTCCTCAAGAGATTATACACGTAAAAGAGAATTCATTTAGTTCTATGTACCGAGGAGTTCCAAGACTGAAGCCAGCGTATAAGCGAATGCAACTACTTGGCTCGATGAGAAAGTTCCAAGAGAACTTTTTTAAGAATGGAGCGGTACCTGGTCTAGTAATAAAGAGCCCGAATACTCTTAGTGAGAAAATTAAAGAAAGAATGCTTGCAGCATGGAGATCAAGATATAATCCAGAAGCAGGCGGACATAGACCACTTATATTAGATGGTGGTTTAGAAGTTAGCAGTTTAAATGAAGTTAATTTTAGAGAATTAAATTTCCAAGAATCTATCAAGGAAAATGAAAAGATTATCTTAGAAGCGATTGGAGTTCCTCCAATACTTTTAGATAGTGGAAATAATGCGAATATCCGACCTAATCATAGGCTATACTATTTAGAAACTATACTACCTATTGTGAGAAAGATTAACTTTGCATTTGAACGATATTTTGGTTTTGACTTAAAGGAAGACATAAGTAATATTCCTGCTCTTAGACCAGAATTACAAGACGAAGCCGCTTATTACTCTAGTTTGGTAAATGGTGGTGTAATGAGTCCAAA